TGCGCCATGCTATGCCCTAGCTTTTCGTTGCGTGTCAAAATTTCGCCTCACCTTTGCTTATCGAAACTCAGTTTAGCTTCGCCTTTGCCTATCTAAACGGTGCTGTGCATACCTAGCCGTTGCGAATCTATGTCAATCAATGCTGTGCCGTTGCTTATCGACGCTAGGCCGTTGCAAGTCTATGTCATTCAATGCTATGCCGTTCAGCGCTCTGCCGTTGCTTTGCTGTCCAAATCAACACCTTCGCACTTCGCAGCCGTTCACAGGTTCGCTTTGCCGTAGCTTATGCTATCCAGAGCTAAGCCATTGCCACTCAGTGCCATTCATAGCAAATCCGTTGCGTTGCAAATCTAAACTCTGCCGTCGCTGTTTTCGTCGTCACTATCATCATCACGACCGTGTTCATGTTCCCATTTGTGCTGGTCTATGATACATGCTATGAATAATATCACAGCGTAGAAAACCGCCAGAACCACGATTGTTGCGCCGATTATTGCGGCTATAAACATACCCTCTGACACTTTACCACTTTCCTTTCGTCTGTATCTCGACCTTGACAACAGGTCTTGCAGTTTCCTTCATTGCCTTCTCCAGTTCCTCACGAACTGTGTCTTCGGCGGTTTCTTTTATATTGCGGTATAGTCCATATACCGCTAGAGCGAATAGCGCCACACATAACGCTATTGCAGCCACGAATCTGATGATCTCCAGCGTTGCTATCATGTTGTTCATTTCTTTACATTCCTTTCTTTGCAGTACCTGTCGAAAACTTCGGCAGGGTCTATTCCTATGATTTTGCAATACAAGTAGATTTCATTTGCTTGCATTGAGCCAAACTGCTTTTCTCGCTGGCTTAACGCTGACTGCGTAATACCTGCATGTTTGGCTGCCTTTTCTTGCGTGAGACCTTTCTCGGCTCTTGCAGATTTAAACACTCGTGACATCACATCATCTGCTGTTATTTTCTTTGCTGGCATTGCTTTCACCCTTTGTATCTTGCCGCAGCAAAGTCAATGCACATTTCCGCAACATATCTCAGTGACGTTTTGCTTTTGAATGCAAGTTCACGGAGCATTGTGTAATAATCTTCACCGATCTGAATGACCTTTGTCGGTTGCTTTTCCTCAGGAAAGATATAAAATGTGTCTGATGTGTCGTCAAAGATTTCTTTTGCTTGTGGTATCTCAACACCGAGAAGTTCACAAAGCTTGAGTTCCGTTGCCTTGTCCTTTATCGTTGATCCGTTTATCCAACGATAAATACTTCTCACGTTTACGCCACACAGCTTAGCAAATTCCTTGTAAGTTACGTGATTGTCCTGACAATAGTGGACAATAAGCTTGCCGTACATTGTTCTCCCTCTCCTCTCTAAAGCTCTATGTGCAGAGCCGCTGAAATAGCTTTCGCCACGTTATCTGAGCGATCTCGGCTATCTGTGTTACTCATGAACACGTTTATTGTGTTCTCGCTGTAACCTGTAAGTTTGGCGAGATCCTTTCTCGTCATGCGGCGAAGCTTAAGTTCTGCATAGACTTTTGCAACGAAATTCTGATAGTTCATTCTTAAAATGTTCACCTCCAAAACACATAAATTTTGTAAAAGAACCTTGACAAACAAGGCAAAAAGAGCTATTATATAAGTGCGACCAAATATAATATAAACGAGCTATTTTGAAAATTGGGACTTTCAATATGGCTTGGTTTTGTGTTGTCTTTTTTGTATAATTTCTTTTACAAACTTATTATATTTCATCAATTGAGGAATGTCAAGGCTTATTTCATCATTTGATGAAATATTGGCGTATATTACAAAATAAGACCGATATATTTGTTCATTTGTTACATAATTTACAAGGCGGTCATAAAAATGAATGAATTTATAAGTACATTAACAGAATTGATTCACGAAAAGGGAATAAGCAAGAACAAAATGCTTACAGATTTAAAGCTTAGTAAAAACTCTTTTGTCAATTGGGAAAAGCGTGGCAGTGTACCTAATGCAGAAACACTACAGTTAATTGCTAATTACTTTGGCGTTTCTACCGATTATCTTTTAACAGGCAAAGAAAAAACCTCTGCAGGCATTGAGCTATCCGCAGAGGAAATAAAAGTTATTGAATTAATCAGAAGTCTTTCGGACGAGAAAAAGGAAATTTTCAAGAAGTTTTTAAATTCACTTTAAATGGGAGGTGTAGTTATGCTCCAAACAATACTTGTGTTGCTTATCATTGTTGCGGCGTTTGCGTTGACAATGGTAATTTTAAAAGTGCAGGAAAGGCACATCAGAGAAGACGGGGCAAATTACGAAGAATATGTTTATAAACGTGACCTTCGTAAGAATAAAAGTGAGCAAATCGCTGCAATAGTGCTACTTATAGTAGGCTGTATAGCAACTATTGCTATCGGAATTGCAATTAATTAAAAAAATTAGGAGGAGATATTATGAAAAAAATTATAACAGGGATAGTTACACTTACAATGGCGTTAGGTATGACAGCTTGCAGTGACAGTGGCGAAAATAATAACAGTACAGCAACGTCAACCACAACCTCAACTGCAACCGAAACTACTACAGTTGCAACTACGCCGAGTGAAGAAACTACAACCACAACCACAACATCAGCAGATATCACTACCACAACAGAGCAAACAACAACCACTACTGTCACAACTACAGAAGAAACTACCACCACTACTGCTAAAGAAACAAAAGAGCAGGTGCTAATAGATAGCAACGGAATAAAAATCACGTTTAAGGGAATGGACTATAGTGACGGAATATTCGGACCAGAAGTTAAGTTGTTAATTGAAAACAACACTGATAAAAATTATACTGTACAGGTGCGTAATTTTTCTGTCAATGGATTTATGATTGAAACTTCAATGTCAACAGATGTAAACGCCGGCAAGAAAGCTAACGACACTATAATAATAGAAAATTGGTCATTGGAAGATAACTCAATCTCAGCAACAGATTTGCAAACGTTAGAGTTTAATTTTAGTATTTTTAACTCTGATGATTGGACGGATAGCTTTGACTCTGAAACCGTAAACATTCAACTTTAAAATAAAAAAAGCCAACTCAAATGAGTCAGCTCAGAACTATGTACCTTTTGTTTGTTTTTGCTTCAGATCCTCTCCTTGTTCCTTGGCGAGTTCAACTAATTTGTTTAGCGCCTTTTCTAACCCGTCAGGGGATAAGGATCTCAGCTTTTCAATCATTTCTAGCTCTTCGTCTGTTATCTTCACATTAGACCATTCCTTTCCCTTTTCACATAATAATACAATAAGACCAATATATTGGCAATAAAATTCCACTAAACAGGAATTTATTTGTGAATTACGACCAAATCTGCAAGTTCGCATTTGAAGAAAATTACCAAAAGCACTATGGTGTCTAATCTTGGTACACTTTCACCTGTTTCGATTTTCGACAGGGCGGATTTGCTAACACCTGTTCTTTCCGCAAGCTCAACGAGAGTTAGACGTGCTCTCTTTCGCAATTCTTTCAGTTTAATTTCGTAGAGTGGCATTTTATATCACCTCAGGGTTAGCATACCCAAAGCTGATATAATTATTATAGAACATTTGTTCGATATATCTAGTATATCCTATATTACGACGATTGTCAACAGGAATTTTAAACCTGTCCGTATTTTGGTACTATATAAAAGAAGGAGCATAACCATGGGATTACGTTTTAGAAAATCAATTAAACTTGGCAATGGTGCGAAGCTGAACATCGGCAAAAAATCTGTCAGCATGAGTGTCGGTGGAAAGGGCGCAAGATATACAGTAAGCAGTTCAGGACGGCACACAAAGTCTTTAGGTATACCAGGCACAGGACTGTCATATGTATCAACATCGGGTGGCAGGAAAAAGTCAAGCCGTAGGTCTCACGGCCGTAAAGCAGGTGGCACGTCAAAGGGCGGTTGCCTACTGGTGATAATCATTTTCTGCGCTATATCGGTCATAGTCTATGGAATAGCGCACCTATTCGGATATAGGCGGCCGACAAAGGTTGAATGGACTAATGACAACTATTCTATCGCACTGAACGACTATAATCGTGACTATAGCCACATAATCTATTTGCGAATCACAGGTGAAACCGACGCAGAGGACGTTGATCCGAAAGATATAAAAATTGAAATCAGCAATCCTGACGTTTGTCAGTTAGAATATGATGATAGCGGTGCATATGTCACCTATGATGTGAAACCCCTGAAAGACGGCTTTGCGGACGTGACCGCCACATATGACGGTGTGACATCTGACCCTATCACGATAACGGTTGACATGGGTGAAAAAGCTACTACTACCGCCACAACAACCACTACCACCGCAGAACCTGAAACCACCACCGAAGCAATCCCTGCGACAGCTGCCACGCAGGACCCAGCCGAAACAATCGTGTATATCACGGCTTCGGGTGACAAGTATCACAACGAATTCTGCAGATACTATGATGATACCTGCACACCAATGACCCTACAGGACGCACAGAACGCAGGCTATAAGCCTTGCAAGGTGTGTGGCGGATAAAACATACTACAATAAAAAATGCCCCCACAGAGCGACCTGTGAGGGCGTGTACAACACCGACAAACCACAGCAAATGGACAGTAGGGTAGTACCCTATTATCTTAGCATAAAATCAAAATTTTGTCAAGATGTTTAGGAGGAATTTTACATGGCAACAGCAAAAAAACTGCCTAGCGGAAACTATCGCGTTAGAGCATATGACAAAGCAACAGGGAAGTACAAATCCTTTACTGCCAAAACTAAGAAAGAGGCCGAGTTAATGGCGGCAGAGTGGCTGAACAGCACTCAACAAAGCGAGAACGAAAAAACGTTTCAGCAAGCTGCAGAGGAATACATTGAGATTAAAACACCTGTTCTATCGCCTACCACGATACATGAATATAAGTCGGAGCTTAAAAATCATTTTGACCGATTTGCAAATATGCAGTTAAATGATATCACACCACAACTTGTGCAGGATTGGGTGAACAGCATTGCTGTCGTAAGGTCTGCGAAAACTGTAAGAAATGTATATGGCTTCTTCACAGCGGTAATGACCTATCATGATGTTGATATAAAATTGGGCAAAATACGCCTACCACAAAAAACTAGAACGTTTAAAAGCTTGCCTGACGCCGAAACAATTATTGAACTGTTTCGTGGCACAGATATTGAAATACCAGTGTTACTTGCAGTATGGGGCGGATTGCGAATGTCAGAGATACAGGGAATACGCCGCAAGGACATAGTTGGAGATATCTTAACGCTGTCGCAGGTGCGCGTTATGGTTGGCAATAAGCTGACAGTAAAGAAGCAAGCGAAAACATATAAGAGTAATCGACAAGTAAGACTTGGCAAGCCGCTTGTTGAGTTGATTGACGCATTGGAGCTAAATCCTGATGACTATGTTGTACAATACAACCCTAAGCGAATATATGACAGACTCGTAAAAATCACAAGGTCATCAGGGTATTGCATTACTTTCCATGACCTGAGACACATCAGTGCCAGCGTTATGGCGAAGCTGAATATTCCCGATATATACGCAATGGAGCGGGGAGGTTGGAGTAATACCAGCACACTAAGGTCAGTTTATCAGCAGACTTTCGATGATGATCGCCAACGTGTTGATAAAGTTATCGACGACTATTTTCAAAGCGTATATGACACAAAACATGACACGAAAAATGCAAAATAGCGTAAATTCGTGCATTGAAAGCTGATTATAGCAGGTTCAAGTCCTGTCACCCGCACCATACTTGTGCAATAAAATAGATGCACACCTCGAAAAGCTCGTATTTACGAGCTTTTTTGCGTTTTGAGGGCAAAAATTTCAGTTGTAAAACCGTAGATGCTTTTCAACGGTTTTCACAAAAAAGGGAGTCGAACCCAACACAACAAAAAAAATCGAACATATGGATGATATCGGCACTGTGCATTGCGTCTTTGATAACGGCAGAACGCTCGGAGTTATCCCTGGTGTGGACGACTTTCATATCGTAAGTGAAGATAGTGAGCAAACAGAATATGAAGAAATGAATATATCAATGTGACGTCAAGAAACTCTGTTGCATAATCGTCATCATCAGAAACAGAATATGAAGAAATGAATATATCAATGTGACGGTCAAGTTTTGAAAAAAGCTTGACCGTTTTTTTGTT